GCGGAGGTAGTTGAGCCAGATCGTGAACGGCTGGGTTGCGCCACCCTCACGGATGCCGCGCAACAGCTGCCCGTACTTCGAGTTGAGCGCCGACCACTGCTCGTCCTGCCAGTCGTTACCGATCGACCACAGCACGTTGGGTTCGTCGGCGAACCACGCGCCGAGGGCTTGGCCCAACGTTCGGCAGTCGGCGTCCGTCTCGGACCCGAAGTCGTTCGCCCATGAGATGTTGTCAACCGGGTTCAGGAGGACGGTGATGCCGGCGAGCGCCGCGGCGCGGACGTGGGCGCGGATCGTGTCCACCCAGTAGTCCGGGTTCGGGTCGGTGATGTCCCCGCCGGTGTACGGCAGGTTCCCGTCCCAGTCGCTGCCGTCTTCGGGGGCGTTCATCGCTGCGCCCTTGGCGTTGCCGATGCACTGCCACAGGTTGACGCCGAGCGTCTCAGACGTGGCGAGCAGGTCGGTCATGATCTGACCGCCCGGCTGGTAGTTCTGCCACATCTGGATGGAGATGCCGTTGCCGAGCCAAGGGTTGCCGAACTGGTCTTCGAGGTAGCGGCCGGAGGCGGCGACGGCGGTGGCGTAGGGGGCGAGCGTCTCGAACGCGTCGCACGTGAAGTCCGCCAACGTGACAGCAGCCGAGCCGGTGATGACGAGTGTGCCGGTCGCCGTGGAGGTGAACGCGGCGAGGGTTTGCGCGCTGGTGCCGGTGATGACCAGCGTCCCAGTGGCCGAGCTCGTGAAGTCGGCCAACGTGACGGCGGCCGTGCCGGTGATGACGTCCCCGACGGTGCCCGACGCCGAGCTCGTGCAGTCGGCCAACGTCACCGCGGCGCTGCCGGTGACCGGGTTCGCGACCGTGCCTGACGCCGAACTCGTGCAGTCGTCGAGGGTCTGAGCCGAGGTGCCGGTGAAGACCTCCGCGCCGGTCGCCGAACTCGTGAACACTTCGAGGGTGACCGCGACGGTGCCGGTGATCCCCGGATCGGTGACCGTGCCCGACGCGGACGACGTCGCGTTCGCCAACGTGGCGGCGACGGTCCCGGTGATGGGTTGCGGGTCGAGGACGAGGATCGCTGCGCAGTGGTCCCGCGACGTGCCCAACATGGTTGCCGTGCCGTACGTCTGCGCCGACGGTGTCCCGGTGTTCTGGACGTGCTTGTACGTCGAGTTGAGCGTCGACCCGGAGGTGGTCGTCCCCGACCCGCGGCGAGTCAAGGTGACCCAGGCGCCGTCGGTTGTGTCGGTGTCCTCGGTGAAGCTGTCGGCGGTGCCGCCCTCGACGGCGACCAGGGTGCACACCACCTGGCCGTTCATGTCCGGCGTCGCGGAGACGGACACGGCCTGACCGGTCTGGTTGTCCTGACGCGTGTACGAACCGGAGAGGACCGGGGTCGTCGTGTGGGCCCCGGTGAACTGCTGCGCGTTGATCGCCTTCGCGGTCGTCGAGTTGCCGTAGGTGATCGTGATCGTGTCGCCGGCGTCGAGCGACCGAGTCACGGGACAGACGACGAAGAACCCTTGCTGGCCGGCGGAGGCGGCGCCGGGGTCGGCGATCGCCTGTGGCGTCTGCAGCGTGTAGGTGTTCGCTGTGCCCGAGTTGTTCGAGTTGTCCGCCACGCTGATCGTGGTGGCCACCCCGGCGGAGCCGGTGTTGTCGCAGGCGCCGTAGATGACGATCGTGTCGCCGACCGGCACCCCGCCGGAGGCGACGGTGATGTCGGAGGTTCCGGCGCCGGTGGTGTTCGTGACGAACCCGACCTCTTTCACGTAGAGGACGGCCGGCGGGTTCATCACCGTGCCGGACGCGCTCGATGTGGCGGCGGCGAGGGTCACCGCGGCGGAGCCGGTCACACCGGACGACGAGTCGTCGTAGAACGACAGGAAGATTTCGCGGGCGTCGTCGACCGTGTCCGAGTTGGATGCCGCGACCGCGGGGGTGCCGGACTCGTTCAGCTTGTAGCTGGCGTGCGAAACGGTGTTGGACGCGCCGTCGGTTTCTTCGTAGATGTCGACGTAATCGGTCGGGTTCGTGAACGCGTTCGTGCCGCCGGTCGAAAGCACGACACCGTAAAGGCCGATCGCCCCGGGTTGCAGCGCGGCGGCGGCGGTCACCGAGAACGGGCTGGTGGTGTCGTTCGCGGTGGCGGCCGACGCCGAGTCGTACGAGATGTTCCCGTCGGACGTGATCTCGATGATGTGAAGATTCGTGGTCTCTTGCGACGAGTTGACCCGGTTGACCGTGACCGTGTGCGACGTCCCGCGGGTGCCGCCAATGTTGTAGTAGGCGGACACGCCGACGGCGTTGGAGCCGCCGAGCAGCGACGTGGCGAGCGTGTAGCTGTTCGACTTCGAGTCGGTGCAGTCCCCGTTGGCGCTCGCCCCGGCCGTGTGGAAGTGGATGCAGATAACGACGATCGTCGACCCAGACACAGACGTCCACGACGGCGACGTGACCGTCCCCGCCTGGAACACTCCGGTGGCGCCTCGGACTCCTGCGACGCTCAGAGTCATATCGTCTCCTCTTGCCGCGTCAATCGCCGCCGACGCGGCCGAGGAACAGTGCTAGGCGTTGCCTGCGGTGATCGTGAACGACGAGATCGACACCGTCGCCCCCGACACGATGCTCGTGGTGTTCAGGTTCAGGTCGGAACCGGACGTGCCGACGGAGCCGTCAAGCACATGCGTCGAGCCGCCAGACTGGACGATCCGGAACCACGTCGCTGTGCCGGTCGCGTTCGCCGACGAATCCGACGTGATCGCGTTGAGGGTGAGCACCCCACCGGATGCCGCGGCGGCGAACGTCGAGTTGCATGTCAGCTCGGCGAGCAGCGTCGTCGCCGTGCCGCCCGTCGCCGGGCGGGACCCGTCGTAGATGCGCAGCAGCGCCGACGCGCCAGCCCGCGCCGTGATCTCATCGAGCATGTTGTTTCGCAGCGGGTTCTCGTTCAGGCCGAGAGCCATCAGTCATCTTCTCCTGTGTCGTCGTCCGGCTCGGGTTCCGGTTCGGGGTCGGGGTCGGGTGGGTTGATGACGGTCCCTTCGGCGTGAACCGTCAAAGTAATCGCGGCGGGCTCGACGTCGGACATCAGCCGTCCGCCGGATCCGTCTCGTTCGGGAAGAAGTAGACGCCGATCGCCGTCAGGGCGGCAATTGCGACCTGCCACCAGTCGTCCTGGCTGAACTCTCCGTCCGAAAGGGCGGCTTGGACGGTGGTGGCGACGAGGCCGGCGACGGCCACGAGAGCCTTCACGTACTTGGACATGGTTCTCCTATCTGCGGATGAGCCCGACGAGGGCTTGGAGGGCGATGACGCCGACTTCGACGACGACGCTTGGGTGTCGGTCACCAGGCGCCTCCTATGGGCAGGGTGTGACGGGGAACAGCCGCTCGGTCGACGCGTACAGCTCGGCGGCGAGACGGGCAGCGGCTTCGTCGTCGGTGCCGGCTTGGATGACACGGGCAAGCTCGCCGGCGAACGAGACAAGGTTTTCGTTGGCGCGGTTGTCGAGCTCGCAGTCGGTGCGGGTCGACCGGTCGATCTCCCGTTCGAGGTCGGAGATGGTGCCGCGGGCGATGAAGAACCCGCACGCCGACAGCAGGTACAGGATGGTGATGAAGATGGCGACCCGGTGGCGGCTCAGAAGGCGACGCATCACGTCTCCTTACCGTTGCCGTTGCGGCGCACCCGGTCGATGGCGTTCGAGACGGGGATGCCCATCATCAGCAGATAGAACGGCAGTCGGGTGATGTCGCCGGAGACGATTGCCGAATGCACCACCAAGGCGCATCCGGTCGCGAACGAGACGACTTCGAGGCCGAGCCGGATGCGGGACGGTGTCCACAAGGCGGTTCCTTCCTCGGCCGCTTGCGGGCGCGACACCTAGCGGACTGGCGAGAGATTGCTACTGGCCGACGACGGCCACGATCACGACGACCGCCACCACGGCGACGACGGCTTCCGATCAGGAACGGGACCGCTACACCGCCGACGATGATCACGACGAGAGGGTGTTCGAGCACGCGCCCTGCTCCTGTTCGGGCTGGCCGGCGGGGAGGGAGCGACGTCGCCGGGTCGGTCAGTCGTCCTCGTTCCCGTCGAGCCGTCGGGCGGTCCGCCAGTAGCAGTCCCACGCCCGATGCCACAGCCGCCACAGCCGCCACAGCCAGTCGATCATCATGTCTGCGCTCAGACGCTCAGGCGATGTTCTGGAAGTTGTTCACCTGGAGCCAGCCGACGTCGTCGACGTAGAACGTGGGCACGCCAGCTGCGGCAGCGTTGGCGACGTTCTTCTCTCCTTGGATCACCTGGACCTGTCCGCCTTGCACCATGACGGCCTCTTCGACGCCGCTCGGGGTCTTGTGCCTCACGATGACCATGTCGCGCACCGTGCCTTTCGTGGTCGGGGTCGGTAGCGGCTGCGGCGGCGGGGTCGTTCCGCCGCCGCTGGCCGGGGTCGACTGCGGCAGGAAGATCCCGTCGTGGACCATCCGCCAGATGCGATCCCCCGGGCACGCCGTGCGACGGTCGACGTCGCGGTGCCCGAGCTGGCGGCGGGCGCGCGGCCAGCGCGGCCACAGCACATGCTCGACGAGCCAGCGCACCGCGTTGATCTGCGACGGGTCGACGTAGCCGTCGAGCGACACGACCAGCTGCACGGCGACGTTCTCGGCGTTCTCGTCCTCGGCGTCGCCCGGCTCGTTCTGCGCCGCTGACCGGTACAAGCCGCGGGCCTCGAAGATCCACCCGAACTGTTCGCCCGGGCGGGCGGAGACGACGTAGTTGTAGCCGAGGTCGTAGCCTTCGTACTTCGCCGTGGTCGGGTTGTCGCGCCCGATCCGGTAGTCGTGCTGCATCGACCGCAGGTGAGCGAACGGGTCGCGGACGCCGATCTGGTAGCGGTTGCCGCCGGGCCAGTGGATCGTCTGCCCCTTGACTTCGCCGTCGACGTACGCCGCGAACGAGTTGGGGCGCCACTGATCGATCGGGCGTCCGGTGCGGTCCTTCGGGGCGGGGTCGGGGAACGTGGCGAGCCACTCTTCGCGGCGGATCAGACGCGGCGGCATGGACGGTCACCTCCCAAGGCGTCTTTCCCGCATTTCCCGCCGTGCCTGGCGGCCGTTGCGGGGTGGGTGGGCACTGTCGTGCCCGACGACCGGTCTGCGGCCGCTCAGAGCGGCTCAGAGGTACAGGTCAGCGGCGGCCACGTCAACCAGCGCGGGCGGCATATAGAACTCGTCGTTGTCGGCCCACGTGAACGGCACCGTGGACGATGAGACCGCCGCGTAGACGTTCGTGTCGGTGGCCGCGACCGTGTCGAGCGCCAGCGCACGAAACGAGGTCGTGGACACGTCGTATACGTAGCCGAGGTAGGTGCGCACGCCCGAGTCGGTGAACGTGCACGGCCACTTGAGTCGGACAGCGGCGGTGGCCGTGAGCGGATCGGTGGCCATCTCCAACGGCGACGAGAACCTGATGTCGCCCGACGCTTCGCCGGTGGTGCCCAGCTTCCACTCGACCGACACTAAGGCGCTGTTCCACCGCCGCTTATACACCCCCGCGACGCTGGGCGAACCGCCGGTGCCGAGCGTGACGTTCGTGAACGTCGGCGTGTACGTCTGCCATTCGAGGTCCCAGCCGAGCCAGCCGATGCCGTCGTCGAGGATGAACCGGTTCGTGTCGATCTCGAAGCACATCCGCCCGGGGTATCCGTTCGCCGGTCGGGTCGCCGACGTGATCTGGGCGAGCACCTGGACGCCGACCTCTTCGATCCACTCCGTGTCGGGCTTGACGACCGTGTCGGCGAATGAGGGGACACCAGGCATGAGCAGTCCTTCGCCGTCAGAAGTGGAACGGGTCTTCGCCGATCGCCGACACGCCGATCGCGAACCAGGGCGCTTCGGCGGCCGACTCGACGGCAGGCACGAGGTACAGGCGGACGAGCCACGGCTGGTCGAGCGCCCGGGCGCTGAAGATCTCTTCGACGCCTTCCACGATGCAGTCCTGCGCGAGCGGGTCGCCGACCCCGTGCGGGGTGCGTTCGACCGCGACGCGGTGCCCGAGGTCGAGACCGAACACGACAGGGAAGAGAGCGTCAGGGTCGGCCCGGGGGAAGATCGACAGGGCGGCGATGCGTACCTGACGGTCCTTGTGGCGGCGAAGCACGTAGGCGGCGAGGTCGCGCACGGCGTCGTCGTTCGTGATCGGCGTCCCGCTGTACGTGCGGGTGCGGGTGGCGCGCCGCAGGCGGGTCGGGACGTAGCGGCGTTGCGGCAGCCCGCCCGGGCGCACCGCGATGACGTTGTTCACGATCGTGTCGAGCGACGCGGGTTCGATCGCGACCCCGTCGAAGTGCAGGGCCACGTCGTCGTCTGCGAACGTCGCTTGCACGACGGTCGCCGGTTCGCTCTGAAGCTGCCAGATGCGGCCAGGGAATGTGAGCTTGCCGTCCCCGGCTACGAAGAAGCGCGTCTGCTCTGCCTCTGCGAGCGTGGACAGGTACTGAAGCAGTGTGCCGATCGGGGCGCCACGGACGTAGGTCGATCCGGCGGCGACGTCCGTGTACGACGTCGGCCAGCGGGCAGAGCGCAGCACCATCCGCGCCCGGTCTCCCGCCTTCTGTACGCCGAGCCCGATCTTCGCCGTGATGTGATGCTCGAGGATCGTCTGCGGATCAAGGTCCTCCGTGTAGGCGGCGATGTGACCGACCCCGACGCCTCGCGGCGACAGCCACACCCCGACCTGTCCAGCCACGCGATCATCAGTCAGCGACGCACCTGCCGTAGCTGTGGTCGCCAGTTGCCCGTCGACGTACACCTGGACGACGCTGGTCGGCCCGGCAATGGTTGTGAGCCGGGCGGCGACGTGGCGGTACTGGACGAAGTCGGGTCGGGCGACGTCGAGCGTGAGCAGTTCCTGGAACGACTGGGCGGCGAGAATCGCCGCGGCCCGCTGATCTTCGGCGGCCGATTTCTCGGACGCCTGCGCGGCTTCGACCGCGCGCTTCTGTTGCTCGACCAGGTCCAAGGTCCGCTGATTGTCGCGGCCGGTGATGCCTTCGACCCATGCCCAAACTTCGAGGTTCTTCCTGACCCGCTCGGCTTCCACCCGTAGCGCCTTCGCTCGCTTCGACGCGACCGCGGCGGCGTTCGCCTTCGCCGCGTCGAGCGACGCCTCCGCAGTCTCCGGGTCGAAGAACGTCGTAGAGCCGATCGTGACC